AAAGCACCGCTTGCCAAGGCAACGAGAGTGAAGGGATCCACATATTACTTCTTCAGCTTGCCCAAAGTCTTGGCCAGATTTGCCATCTTTGCCACTTTAGGGTTTGTTGATTTGGCGGCTTTTGCCAGCTTTTTGGCAGGTATCTTCTTTCCTTCAGGAACATGGAGCGCCTCATGCAAAGCGCCCTTGTGCTTAGGGTTGATAGCCTTTTGTATCCATTTAGTTGCCATTTGGGGCCTCTGCTGGTTGCTGGACTTGTGGTGCAGCTTCTTTTTGTACAGCATCAACCAATTGGAATACTTCTTGGAAAGGCTTAGTTCCCAAGTACGCCATGATGTTGTTCACGAGTGTGGTTGATAAAGTTACTTTGTCCATGTTTAAGCTCCTTGTGTTACCCATGGAAGCGCAGGGCTTACCACTGGCGGGTTAATCTGATTGGCTATCATTGTATCTAACGCCGTTTGCGTACCTGTTTCAGACACGCCAGACTCCCAAATCCAACCCAATACTTGAGATTGAGTAAGTTGAGCAAAGGGGGTAAATGGTGAACCCGCAACGTAAGTTACAGGGCAAGTTGAATAAATGGTTGCCGTATATGGAACGGTTTGTCCATTAACGGTGTGAGTTTCGGTAGATGTTGCGTTGCATCTCCAATGAATTGTGAAAGCCACATCGGTTTGGCCTTCAGCTTGGGGATAGCAATCAATAGATTCCACGACCCATGTGTATGTGTTGCTTGACATTTTAAGCTCCTTTAAGTGTGGCTACTTCAGCCTTGAGTGATTGAATTTCTTTTATCATCATTGGGACAAGTTTGGAATAATCCACACCCATCATTTCATCAGAATTTTCGGGTTGGTGAACTGCGTATGGTGCTACTTCCAACAATTCTTGTGCAATCATTCCATATTCTTGATGACTGCCGCCTGCAATCCAATCAAATGAACGTACTTTAATGCTATCAATATTGCCATTGGGAGCATCTACTATGTTTGTTTTTAGGCGTTGGTCTGATGATGTGTTGTAAGAAACAGTTGTTGAATTTATTGATATGCTACCTTGTTGGCCGTTAGGATTTCTAAATGAAACACCTGTGAATCCGTCTGATACAAGTCCTACTTGTACAGTCATAGGGATATAAGAACCTGAACCAGAAGGAGTAGCAACAGTAAAAATAGCAGAACCAACTGGAGATGTAACACCAAGCATCAATTGACCACTATTATTTAGTGTCATTGCTTGGGTAAAGGATATAGCGTTACCTGCTGTGCCGGAGGGGGCTATATTCCAAGAATGTACGTTTCCATTAATAGCGTATTGACCTGCTGCGGCAGTTGTTAAATACGTAAGTTGAGCGCTTGCATTTCTGTATACGTTAGCTGACAAAATAGACGCATTAAGAATTGACTCCAAACTGGAAATTGGGCCAAACTGAAAAGCCCTGCTTGATGCATACCAAGCACTAGGAGTAACTCCTAATCCTAAGTTGCCACTAGAGTCTATACGCATCCGTTCTGAACCGTTTGTGCCAAACAATATATTGGCATTAGACGCTTGATATAAACTTACATCGCCAGAATTACCTAGTTTTTGTATATAAAAATAATCACCACCTGACGCATCTGCACCATCTGCATCCCAAACTGCAATTACTGACCTACTGGTTGCAGTAGATGAAGCGGCAGCAAAAACTTGAAGTCCAGCGTTGTAACTAGCAGTAGAACTTGCTGTTCTGATATTTGTTAGAGCTACTTGTCCTGAACTTTCTGTTCCTGTTGCAACTTCTAATTTATAACTAGGACTACTTGTACCTATACCTAGACCTGTGCTGGTCAGGCGCATTTGTTCGGAGCCGCTAATTGAGTTAGCAATATAACTTGCATCCAATACCATTGATGTGTAAGCGGCCCCTCCAGAAGTCACTGCACGAATGCTTGGCCCGTTATTTCCAGAAATATTTCCAGAAAATTGCAATTCAGTTGAGCCATTGGCTATAACTTTTGCACCCCAAACAGATGAAGCACCATGAGTAAACGTAGCCGCAATACCAGAAGATGTAACTCCCAAAGTCGTCCCATTAAACGTCAACGCAGACCCAGTAGCCAAAGCACTTGTACTAGACGCATACACCACACCATTTGCTGTAAATGATGTCAAACCTGTTCCACCATAAGCAGTACCCAAAGCATTTGTCAGATTCAGTGTGTTAATTGTGGCGGTTGTGCCGTTGAACGTAAAGTTGGCTGAGTCTGTTTCCAATCCGCCTGTAGTGCTGTACACCACACGGCCAGAAGTCAAACCTGAATTTGTAATTGAAGTTGCAGTGATCGCACCGAACGTATTCAAAGAGCTGACTTTAGCCACATCACCAGAAATCGTGTTGTAGAACACAATCGCTGTTTCACCATTTGCAATAGTTACCCCTGTGCCAGCAGACTTCTTGATCGTGATGGCATACCCGCCTGTGGTGGCGTTAGTGATTACATATGTTTTGCTGGTGGTTGGAACAATGATGTTCCTTGCAGCCGTTCTGGAGCCCGAACAGTTCAGGACATAATACTGAGCAACTGTAGAATTTGTTGCAGTTGAAGTGAAACTTGAGCTATTGCTTCCGTTACTGACGGCAAGCGTGATGTCTGAGTCCTGCGTGATGTTGTTCACGCCCGCAATGGCAATCTCAACAAGCTCTGTTAAGCCATTGTTTACATCGTCACCCCAGACACCTGATTCTTGTCCTGTGACTGGTTGGGCAAGACCTAAAAGAGTTGTGTTGTTAATCGACATAATTTTATCCTGTTGAAATCACCGTCCAATTTGCCGTCTCACTGTCGTCAATTGTAGACCAGCCCGGGGTTTGAGCGTCCCCCACATTCTGCCATGAAGGAGTCTGGCTGTCATCAATTAAACTCCAATATACCGCAATTACATTACCAACTTGTCCTGATGCTGTAACCCCAACCAACTGAGCCGTTCTAGCCCCCATCGTTACCGTTCCAGCTACCCCTGTTGCCCCAACACCCGTCAAAGCAATTGTGACGTTAGCGCCAACTGTACCGACATTACCCTTCGCATTTGCCGAGCCCAAAGGAACCGACATGGCTCCAACAGCGCCGGTGGCATTATTGCCAGACAAAGCCTGACTTGGGTTTGCCGTAACCGATCCAACCGCACCAGAAGCACCAACACCCGAGATGGCAATCGTCAAATTGGCCGTTACTGAACCGGGAGCCCCAATCGCTACGTTACCAATATCTCCATCGGTATTGTTGGCCACCATCTGACCAACTGCACCAGCACCCTGAACACCAGAAATGCTGACCGATTTAGCGCCTGTAACTGTACCTACAAACCCGCTTGCCAGAACTCCAGACAACGCCGTAGTGTTGCTGACAAGAACCGATCCTACGCTACCACTTGCTCCTACACCAGATAGGGCGATTGTGATATTGACTGTTGGAGCTTGAACCGAACCTGTTGCACCAACTCCAGTTAAAGCAATGGTTATATTGGCGGATGTGGAGCCAACTGCGCCTGAAGCAGCATCTCCTGTAAGCGGTAATGAACCGCCCCAAGCTCCATCACCCCAATTACCACTGCCCCAACTCAGAGCCATAACTCACCTATTAGGTGGTAGACAAACGCAATAAAGCAGTTGTCGTTGTATTGGAAGGCATTGTCAACGTAAATGTACCAGCCGTGATGGTTTGTGAGCCAAAAGTGTGGACAGACACCGCTTTGTTAGACTGAGTTGAGTTGTAAATTAAAACAGTATCAAACGCAGTAGTTAAAGTCACTGTGGAGTAAACCAAGTTAGCCGAAGGCGTCCAGTAGCCAACACCAGCCGTAGATGAACTGTTTGTAGATGTTGGGTTGGTCGCATTCGTGACCGCAATACCGCCTGCCGTATAGCCTGTACCAGATACTTCGTTGGTTGCAGAGTATGCTGTTGTAGCCGCATTGATCGTAGCGGTTGTCACATACAAAGCCGCCTTAAATGTATCGGCAGTATTTGCTGTATGGGCGGGATTAGAAGAACTAAAGTTGTGAGTAGCGCTCAACAACTCGCCCAAGAAAGAAGTGCACATGCTTTGGGTGTTACTCATTTTGGTTCCTTTAGCCTAAAGAGGCAGCAAATAAATCAGAAAAGGGGGATTTTTTCAAAGTTACATGCGCTGAACGGTGCACGAGCTCGCCATCCAACCAGTATTCAACCCATGTTGTGTACTCATTTTCGTTGTCAACAGTGCCCTCTTTCTTTTCAAGAAGAGAGTCATCCATTTCGCCTTTGGTAGTTGTGATGATCAATTTGAACTCCTAATTAATGCCGTTGTTGCAGAATTGACTGGCATTGTAATAGTGAAATTTGTTGCTGTCTTGTCAGAACCAAAGTCGATTACGCAAATTGATTTATTACTCTTACTTTGGTTGTAAAGCAACCCGCATCTTGCCGTGAAGTTTGAATTAGGCCAGACTATGTTATTGAAATTAACATAGGCTATATAACCTGACGTGTTAATCGTAGCCCCAGTGACTTGAATGCCCCCCGCTGTATATCCGGTACCCGTAATCTCATTGGCAGTGGAATAAGCTGTTGTTAAGGGCCCCAAGTTAGCATAACCTGTGTAAAGCGCCATGTACAGAGTATCCGTTAAAAGATCATGTACCCCTTGATAGAGCTCAGCTTTAAACGATGTGGTTTGTGTTTGGATTATGCTCATGATACAGCCACCCTAACTTGCCCATCACGATAAGCATCCATACGGAGCTTGCCATCGCCCAAATTCTTGAGAAGAGCAATAGATTGTGTGTATCGATCTTTGTACAATGCTTGCATATCTGTATCGCCTTTGGTGTATGTAATTGCTTCGTACAAAACACCGTTTAGCAACGCAGAATCAAAATTATCTCCAACCCAAGTTTCACCATATTGATTATTAATGGTTGTTACAGTAATGGCTACAGTTCCACCTGTAATTGCCGCTGTTAATGAGTCCCCAACGGCATAATAGCACCCTTTGGATACAAGGGTAACTGAAGTTACAATCCCGCCCGAAACAACAATAGTGGCACTAGCACTATTGCCAGTACCGCCAGACAAGCTAACATTGTAATAAGTACCATTTGTAAACCCTGATCCAGCCGTGAAACTAACAGAAGCGATAGCTGCTTGAATAATCGATGTTGGGTAATAGTAGTAGTGCAGTTCGGCCGTATACGCCATATTTGGCGTTGGCCCAAGAATCAATGTTAGCTCAGCTTCATTATTAGATTGGGGGCCAAAAATAGCATAATGCTTAGGTTGCCCCGTGGCATTTGGGTTGGGGTATGCCTCACGAATAAAGTTTACATCTTTATTCAACAAGTACAAGTAATTACCACTTGAACCATTAACAGGGAATACAGCTAACGAATATACTGATAAAAAATCAGCAGGGCATGATAGATATTGATTACCTGAAGTAATAGTACCTGTCACATTTCTACGCAAACTGGGCAACTGCACTGTGTTATAGATGCGTTGTTCCGTCTGCTCAATCATGCGATTGAGATCAATTGTAGGGAAATTATTCTCTACATAGTCATTAACGGCAGTGACAAGTTCGCTGTAATACATTACGCCATTGGCCCTCTAGCCATCCTACCTTTTGTTTGCGCAGATGTACCACGTACAACAATACCAGAAGTCTTTGTTGGTGGGTATTCATTGCTACGGCTGTTTGCCACAGATACGTTGGCGTTACGCAAATACTCTTTGTTACTTTCCACACCAGCATGAACGCTAGTAACACTTACGGGTTTATCATCCATAGTATGTGGGGGCGCGTATTCAGAGGCTGGTCCGTTGAATTTTTTTGCTGGTTTATGAATAGCAGGGCTATTCTTTTTGGTTGGTTTGACTTGAGTTGCCATATTAACCACCTCTGCCAGAAGAACGCTGATTTATGACCTTGGCCATGTTGCGTCCATGCTTTAGCATGTCGGCGTTGGTTTTACCGCCCGCAGCCATTTTGTGAACTTTGCCACCTTTTTTGAGTTTGCTCAAATCAGTATGACTGCCTTTGTGCTCTTGTTTGTCATGCATTTTGAAAGCCTTTTTGATCAACTTTTTATCTTCTTGAACATCATCATGTTTAGCCATTTTTAACTCCCTGTAATAGTCACCGTGCCCACATACGTTGTTGCAACCAAATAATTAGGCGTTAACACTGTATCAAAATTTCTCGCCCCGCCAATAGGATTCCAGCCCCATTGTGTATCTCTCGAACCCCCTGCTGGCGTACCTTGACCTACAATTGTGTAGTCATTTGGATTGACTGAATCCACCTGCAAGCCTGTGGTTCCAGAAGCTTCATATGACAAATCGGGCCTTGGTTGCCTAACTGCTTGCGGGTCATCAACTGGATACATACCCAATTGAAGTTGCGGCTGATCAGGATCCCAGCACTCAGGACAAACTTTCAGTTGATATAGTTTAGTCTTAATGACCTCCATTTTCAACTGTTTTAATTTGTACCGTTGGCCACATCGATCACACTCGGCAATCGAGTATTTACCTGATGCAAACCTATTACCCACTAGGTTCCCCCACCAATAAACATTTGTCTAGGCACAAAACGGATCGCAGCTTTTTCTCGATCTTCACCTGCGGCCAGTTCAAATTGTTCGTCGTAGGCTTGCTTGAGCATCTGTATTCTGGGCATCAACTCAGGCACTTTCATTGCGATATGGTAAGCCAAACCAGCGGCTACCACAGGCAAAAACCTGAAAGTCATATCTCCAGTTTCTATGCCAGTTCCTGCGTCCTGTATCCTGCGCATACGCCAGTAAACAAACGTATACGTTGTTGAACCGTCGGGCGTTGGCCACACAGTGATGGCTGGAATTTGAGGAACATACACGGCTGTGGTTGTGCCACCTCCAGTGTATGCAGTGGCTGTTGTGTTGTTTTGACCTCTAAAACAATTACCTAGGGTATTCCCTGATATGTAAGAGTAGTAAATGATTTCACCAGATGTAGATCCAAGTTGTATATACCCTTGGGCTGCCATATCGTACGTACTGGTAAGTGTGATTGACGTATCGGTTGCACTAATACTATTTGCAAGATAAACCTGCACAGGCTGAGCATTAGAGCCCGGAATGGGAGATGCGTAAAGCGGATTTGTTTCGCCAGAATTTCTTTGCACCAAAACCTGAATAGGTCTTGCTTGCGTTAATTTATTTGGGATAGTGGCATACGTACTAACACTAATGCGAGTGATATTTAAATCAGCTTGGTTGCTGGTGCTATTAGCATTTGTACGTATAACATGATCTAACAGATCAACGGTATCAGGTGGGATTGGATAAGTATTCAAACCCTGAACAAAAGTAATGGACTGCTGTTGGATAGTCCACATATTGATGCCACGGTTCGACCACTCAATGGTCATTAGGTTCATTGACCTGCGCGCAGTACGCAAGTCATAGCCCGTGCGCATCTCACGACCGGCACGCTCCCACGCTTCCTCGGCTAAGTCCGTGAAGTCAAGGTCGAATGCAGAGGTGCCGGAAGTACTCATTTAATCTCTTCTTCTGGTTGAGTATCGTCAGGATGTGTAAACTGCTCATGAGGTACATCATCCATAAAAGCAGCTACTTCCGCAGGTGCTTCAGTAACAGGATCAGCAGGAGCATCATCGACAACAGGTGCAGGAGCTTCAGTGGGTGCTGGAAGACAACTTTCTAAACCATTGATGATATCCAAAAGTCTATCTTCAACGTGACCATTTGCCATGAGCTGGTGTGTTGCTCTGATATCTAATTCGTCAATTAGAAACTCAAGATTGTTTTGGAGAAAATCAGGTAAGCTCATTTTGCTGCTCTCATATTGTCAATTAAATTAGGGTAGGGCCTACCTGCTTTTTTAGCTGCTGCTTTGGCTTTGGCTTTTTTAGCAGAACTAAGCTTTTTGTGCTTCTTGGCTGGGTTAGGGGTGTCCCACACCTCACCACCGTGCTTGTACAGCGACACATCGTTTGGATGATCCTTGCGATGTATTATCTTTTTACCCGGCATCTTTGACGGGTTGATGACGCCCATACCACGGCTCGCCATCATTACATTTTCCCCCCGCCACATGCGCACTTGGTATGCCCTTTACGAGCAATACCGTCAGCACGGTGATGTGGAGAAGCCATTCCACCCTTTTTCATGCCCGGCATAGCCCCAGCAGGGGCTGCCATAGGCGCAGCAGGAGCCATGGGAGCAGCCATTGGCGCTCTCATCATAGGTCTACGCATTGGTGCTCTCATTTTTTGCTCCTAGTGGCTTATTTATGGCCGTGTTTGTGCATTTTTTCGACGTGTTCATGGTGATGAACGTGTCCGCCATGTTTCATGTGGTGACCATCATGGTGTTTAAGGTGCTTTTCCACGTGTTCATGGTGATGGACATGCCCACCGTGAGACATACCATGGCCTTCATGCTGTTTCATGTGGTGAGCCATGTGCTCATGGTGATGTTTTACGTGTCCACCGTGCTTCATTTTGTGAACTTCATGGTGTTCTTCGGGATGGGGGTGCTGAACATGGTGCAATTCGGTTTTTCCGTGATGTTTTGTACCACCACTATGGAAAGGATGCTTATGGTCGGCAATATGATCGTGATGTTTCATGATAAATCCTTAATTAACAGGCTTTTCCGCCACGTTTCATACCCAAGGGCTTAGCTGCACCCATTTTAGGTTCCATACCTTTGGTATGACCCTTCTTTTGGATACCGTGCTCGCCGTGCTTGAGCTTACCGCCCACTTCGGCTTTGCCCATCTTAGCAGTAGTAATACCGCTTTTTTCAGCAACGCCATGCTTGCCAGTGGTCATACCACCAGAAGCCATTTTTTTAACGTGGCCGCCATGTTTCATCGCCTCTTTTAAGTGATGATGAGCCATTTTCATATGATGTGCGTGCATTTCGTGTTTTTCCATGATTCCACCTTGTTTAAATGTGCGGCCTTTGTCCGCTTTACTGAACTCTTGCCCCACATTTTGAGGGACTCCTGCTTTCTTGGCGAACGATGGATTGTGGGCCACCGCCTCCATGAACCTATGTTGTTTTGCGCTAGTTGATGGCATGGTTACTCTCCATTAACCTATCAATTTTGCTTTCCAACCTGTCCAGTCGATCCAACACACGGTTGATATCGGCATGAACTTCTGCCTTGGTTACATACTCTTTCGCCATTTCTTCGCGTGTACGATTGAGCAAAATAGTTACCCGTTGCAATTCTGCGGACTTCTCTCTCAATACCCAGCCTAAAAGCGCGACAAGCAAGGAGAGAACTGCATTCCATACTGGCGTGTCCATTAGTGTTTATCTCCACGATACCGCGTATGCCCTCTTTGTGCAATACCGTCAGCACGTTTAGATGCGTGAACTCGACCACCACGTTTCAACATGTTGTCGGCGCTTGGCTCTTTGGGGGGCCCAACGTCATCTCTAATATCTGGGCCGTAATCTTTTTCCTCTTTCATTTGAGGAGCTGGTTCAGCAGACACGGTTGTTCTAGACACTGAACGTTTAACAGGTTTTTCGTCCAAATCACCACGGTCAATACGAGACTGTGCATCTTTGGTCAATGTGACTCGTTCGCCTAATGTAGCTGCTTTAGCAGCTAAGTCGCCAAGGCCAGACTTATCAACCATCTTTTTACCAATACCTGTGGCTTCATCGAGCGCACGGCCAGCATCATATCCAGTTTGAAGTGAGGCCCCAGCCAATCCTGCTCGGCCAAGTAAACGACTAGCGGCACGACTGCCAGCTTCTTTCACTGCATCAACTGCAGCACCTCTAAGTTTGGAAGTATCTTTGACGACTTTACGTGCGTCTTCCATGCTGCTCTTTGCAACATCATCGTTGAACTTAGGTACTCTATCCCATTTAGTTGCCATGATTACCTCAACACTTCCAAGCTCTCAAAGACTTATTAATCCTGCTGTTTGGATCGTTTGCTGTCTTTGACGAAGTTAATTTCTTTTTCATCCCGCTCATGCGCGCGCAGAAGCTTTTCTTCCTTGATCCGCCCTCTGGTTGGGGAGCTTTTAAATTCATCCCCTCCTTCTTTGCGGATGCCCGGCCTTTGGCGTTTAAGCCGCCGTTCGGATTCTTCCCTTCTTTGCGCTGCCATGCGGGTGACTTAGCCATGATTAGGTGTTCCCAGAATCTACGTTAAAGATCTGATAACCTTCAACCACAATACCAGCAGCTACGGTTCCTGTACTTGCTTTCAATTGCCATTGAATATCAGTCCTTGGGCCAAACTTGAATGGGATTGTTTTGGTCACAATGAAGTTATTGATGAATGGCTCTTGCAAAACACTTAATTGAACACCGGTTGCATTGTTGTACGCCACAGCTTGATAAGTCAAAGTTGTAGACGATGTGTATGCGTTATTGGTGTTGATGGTGATTTGCGTAAAGTCATATTCTGAGTTGTTGGGCACAGAATAAACAGCCATTTGACTTTTGCCAATACCTGCATTGATATAAGCGTACACACTGCTATTTGAAGCAGTGGCGGTGATCTGGCCTACGTTTGTTTTTTGACCAGAACCGGGAGTGGTTAGTGTCAATCCATTGATGCGTAAATACTTGCCAACGGTTGTACCACTTGGTGTTGAAGTTGTCATAAGCACTTGCTCAGACAATACGTTGTAGTTTGCGTCCAGTCCAGTCACCAACACCACTGCATTTTGATCTGATGCAGAAGCGCTAGCAATTGTGAATGTGGAAGCAGTTGTTAGGTATGCAGGATATGCAGAAGTTACTTCCCAAATTGGGGTAAAACTTGTACCGATAGAGGGCTGATAACCAAAAATGTTAACGCCACTATGGAACCCAATTTGCCCACGGGCAACTTGCAACTCAAAAGGCTCATACCTTCCTTGTTGCGTAATCGACTTAGCCTTTGGTGTAGCCATGAATAATCTCCTTAAAGTTTAAAGATAGGGGCCGAAGCCCCTAGAGATTAATCAAAGTTACCGTAGGGGTAAGCTGTAGTTGTACCGATGTTTCCGTCAGGCTGTGTGTAACGCACAGTCAAGTACAAAGTACCAGCATTGGGAGCAGGAGTACCTGTACCAGTCAACACCAAAGTCATCACAACTTGTGAGAACGTAGCGGGCTCAACCACACCTGTGGGGTTGGTAAAGTCAGCAGTGGTTGCTTGGATAGCAGTCAACTGAGCACCAGTGAAAGTTGTAGAGTAACGACCAGCAGTCAATGTGTTCGCACTGGCTGTCAAAGTTACTGAACCGTACTGAGTACCGTTGAATTGGTTACCAATGTTCACCACACCAGCAGTCAATGTGGAACCAGATGTTCCAATGGCTGTACCAATGTCAACCAAGAAGTCATTGATCTGTGAACCTGTGGGGATGTAAAACACAGCGCCGCGATACACGGTTGTAGCTGCGTCAGCAGTGATGGTTGCGGCTGTGGGAGGGTATACAGAACTAGAGTTTGTATAAACAACAGCATTAACGTTGGGGATCAAGTTGCCATTAACAAACTGACCAGAACCACCGGCATAACCAGCAGTACCATTTCCGCCAGTATTGGCGAAGTTCATGTCAATGTTTTGAGCAAGGTCGGTATAACCAACAGTGCGAATTGGGCCAAAGCGAGAATCGCCAGATAGAATCGGGCCGGAGAACGTGGTGCGTGCCATGATAAGTCCTTATGCAAAAGTCTCTTGTTAATCGTTGCATCGTGACCCCTGGGCGGGCTGGCAACAAGAGAAAAAATCCCAGACAGCCTTCAATATACACTAATTTTTTAGTTTGTCAACAAATAAAAAAGGGGCCCCGAAGGGCCCCGATTTATCAGAATGAACCTGAAGAACCCCAGATTCCGAGGGGATCAGACCATCCGAAGGAGTAACGCTCACGAGACTTGTAACGAACGTTCCCTGTATCAAAATCACCATCCATGGAATTCTGCAATGGTGTGCGCTCGAAGTGCTTCAAGCCATTGGGAACGTCAGTGGTAAGGAACCAAGCGTTGGGATCTGTCAAGAAGTGGTTGACAGTGTAGCCCTCTGGGATTGCGCCCATTTGCTTGATGGCGTTGATATCATTGTTTGCGGTAGCGACGCGGAGTTCGGTATCCAACAAACGTTTTGCAACAAACATCAATGAGGGAGGAATGACCAATTTCTTGGGCTTTGCAGCGATCAAGAGGCCACGCTCGTCTGTCCAAGCAGCGATCTGGATCACGGCGGCTTCCAAAGAAGTCTCGTTCAAATCAACTTGGGTAGTAGGAGTGTTAGCGTTGGTACCGCCGTTGACCAAGGGATGGTTAGTTGCAAACAATGCAACGCCGTCACCACCAACATAGCTAGAGTTGAAGCCGTTATTCAAAACAGCAGCAGCTTTCACTTGCTTGGTATAGGCCATGGCACGAGCCAAACCTTTGGTGTAACGAGCAGACAAGCTGTCGTACAAGTTATCTTCAATCGCCTCTTCAGTGATTGAGAAACCCAAAGCAATGGTTTCGTGGTTATAGCGAGTTGTCCATGCCTCTTGAGCATTGTCATAAGCGATGGCTGTGCCCTCGTTTTTAACAGGTGCTGCTGAGAAGCCAGACAGTTTGGTCTCTTCCTCGAATGAACGCTCAGAGGTCTCTGTTTCATAGATCTCTTTGTGCTCTTCGCCGTAACGTGCATACTCCAAACCGAACAAAGCGTTCAAGCCGGGGAGCAGCTCTTTCAATAGTTGTGCGCGTGAAATAGCCATTTGTTAGCTCCTTAATTAAACGCCAGTAGCGTTGAAATAACTATGGTAACCGAAGTTCCATGTCACCAACACTTCGGGATATCCAGTGAATGTGAAGTTAACAGCGGAAGATTGCGCAGAGGCAACAGCCGTATTAATTGTCACGCTAGTACCAGACACAGCGGTTACATAGGTGTTTGAACCTGCTGTAATGCCGGGGCCAGTGACTGCCATTCCTGGGACGATGCTAGAGTTAGCTGCAGACAATGTGATTGTCGTAGAGCTAGAAGTACCAGCTTGCACATAAGACACTGCTGTATCAGGGACAATACCCACGATACGCATCGCTGCGCTGGTAGTAATTGGTGTGCTTACAGTAGCGGATGCAGAAATTGCAACGCCAGCAAGAGAGTCACCAGTGGTTGTAGAACCAGTATTGCCAGCGGCAGCGCCAATGTAATAAGCATTGGAACCAACGAACGCTTGGTTAGCGTAAGCAATAGTAGTGCTACCACCTGTACCGGCTGGGTTAACGACCACGGCTGATTTGAAAACAGCTTGAGGATCATCAACTACAT